GTTTGGTGGTAATAATGGAACTTTAACTGGTGGAACATCTCATAGTGATGGTCCGTTTCCTGAGGCTGGATATGTAGAGTTTGATGGAAGCACCGAATATTTGAGTATTGCTGATAGTGCTGATTTTGATTTGGGAACTGACGATTTTACTATTGAGGGGTGGGCTTATCTATTAAATGTTTCTGGCACTCAGTCTTTTGTTTGCAAAGGAACAGGAACAGATAATCAGGCTAGTTACGCAATTCAACACACTGGTACAAATTGGGTATATTATCTCTCTGGTAATGGATCAACTTGGAGTATTGCTAGCGCAGTTGTTATGGGAGCTGCTTCTGCGAATGGATGGTATCATATAGCACTTGTTCGTAGCGGAAGCACTTTTACCCCATATATAAATGGAACTGCTGGAACGACCACATCAAGTTCTACATCTCTTCATAATAGCAATAAAAGTTTTACCATTGGTTCTAATGACATAGCAACACAATTAATTACTGGTAATATCTCCAACGTCCGTGTAGTCAAAGGAACTGCACTCTACACATCAGACTTCACACCACCATCTTCTCCACTGACTGCTGTTACGAATACAAAACTTTTGTGTTGTCAGGGAGCGACGAATGTTGATGCAAGTCCAAGTGCTCATAGTTTTCAGGTTATTATTGGTGTTCCAACCTTAACTTCTGTTGGACCATCTACAGCAAAATACTTTGAGTTTGATGGGGCTGGTGATCGTATAAGAGAGGATACAATATTAGATACTTTTACTTCCACATCAGATCCATGGTCAATTGAATGTTGGTTTAATACTGATGTTAATCCTAGTGTATTTGAGTGTATGATTGCATTTAATTATAATAATGGGAATGAAAATACTTTATTGTTAGGTGTTCGTGATGATAGTGGAACTTGTAGGATAGCTTTTTATTATAATCATTCAAATCTTGGAAATTATGGGACTGTAACAGTTGGGCAGTGGCATCATCTTGCGGCAACTCATACGACTGGAGGTTTGAAAGTTTATTTGGACGGAACTCAAATAGCAAGTAATGCTAGCACTGTTAGTCGATCTTTATATCTTTGTGCATTTTTAATTGGTGCCGAATTGGATGGCACAAATGTACTTGGAAATTATTTTGATGGTAAGATTTCTAATGTAAAAATGTACAATAAAGGACTAACAGCAGCAGAAGTCCAACAAAACTACAATGCACTCAAAGGGAGGTATGTCTGATGGGAGTATTTTCAGGACCTGCAGATTGGTGGACGGATGGAACAAATGAAGGAAGAACTCATATTGCCACAAAAGGTGTAATCCAAGATGGTATAGTTTTAAATCTTGATGCCGGTGCTTCTACTTCTTATCCTGGTAGTGGAACTACTTGGACTGATTTGAGTGGTGGAAGTAATAATGGCACTCTAACGAATGGACCTACTTTTAGTAGTGCTGATGGTGGGTCTATTGTCTTTGATGGGACTAATGATTATATTGATTTAGGAGATACTTTTGATGATATTATCGCTGGTGCGGATAAAAAGTTTTCTATGGAAATCTGGATAAACCCAGACACTGTGAGTGAATCTAGTCAGCATTTGATATCAAAACAGGGTGACAGTAATTTTTCAGAAAATAATAGAGAATTTTACATAAAATTAAGTAATGATGAGGTAAGTTCTTTTGCCAGTTTTAATCCATCAACAGCACAATCGAGACAGTATACTACTTCCAGTGCTAATTTAACTGCTGGTTCATGGCATCATATTGTACTTGTTTATGATGGATCTATTGATGCTGCAGGTAGATTTACATTTTATGTGAATGGACAAAACGAAGCAGCAACAGTAACATACAGCAATGGTTCTTGGGGTGACATTCAAGATACTGCAGCTAGATTTGCTATTGGTGCCATGGTTGGAGCGAATGTGGCAAATTCTCCACTAGCTCCATATAATGGTAAAGTTTCCAATGCTAAAGTTTATAGTAGATTACTCACAGCAGCAGAAGTAGAACAAAACTACGATGTAACTAAAGGGAGGTTTGGAATCTAAATAGTAGTAGGACGCAATTTCTTATGCCTCTCTACAACAATCCCCAAGCCTATGTCTTTAACCTCCAAACAACAAGTTCTGCCGAAGCGAAAAGATTATGGAGGGCAAAGATAAAGGAAGAATGGGATTTAGAGTGTGCCTATTGTGGGTCTGATGAGAACCTCACAATAGACCACGTTGTTCCTCGTTCTAAGGGTGGAGCAGATTTCACCAAGAACTGTGTGTGTGCCTGCCACGAATGTAATCAAGACAAGGGTCATACTCCTTGGGAAGAATGGTATTTCTCCCAGGAGTTTTTTGATATTGAGAGATATGAAAAGATTAAGAATTGGATGAAACCAGAACCTCCTGCAAATCTTTACAGATACAGACAAAGAAGAAACAATGCTTCCTGAGGTTTTATAAATAAATCAAAAGGACAGTATATACTGTCTTATCTGGTACATACCGAATAAGAATAAATGGCCACTCCGATTCGGATTAAACGGTCTGCCGTACCTGGGAAAATTCCACAGGTTGGTGACCTACAGACAGGAGAATTAGCACTTAATACATATGATGCCGAACTTTATACCAAGCGTGTAAGGACTGGAATTGGCACAGATATTGTAAGGGTAGGTGCTGGAGCAACAGTAACTAATATTTTATATGTCACAAAAGACGGAAGCGACACAAACACAGGACAAAAACTCGGAGACGCAAAAGCAACAATCGCAGGAGCAATCGCAGCGTCTTCAACAGGCACGGTTATTAGAGTTAGTGCTGGGACTTATATAGAGAACAACCCCGTAGTTATTCCTGAACAAGTTTCTATTGTTGGTGATAGTTTAAGAGAAGTATCAGTACAACCTCAAAATAGTGATGAAGATCTTTTCCATGTTGCAAATGGAAATTATATTGCAGAGATGTCTTTCACGGGATCAATGGATTCTGGAAAGGCAATTTTTGCATTTAATCCTACTAAAGTAGGATACTTTGATCAATCGCCTTATATTCAGAACTGTACAAATTTTATTCCCAATAGCATTGGACTTAAAATTGATGGGGCAAAGGCAATTGGTCAAACTAAATCAATGGTTCTTGACTCCTATACACAGTATAATCAAGGTGGTATCGGAGCATCAATAACCAATGAAGGTTATGCTCAATTGGTTTCAATGTTTACTATTTGTAATGAGACGGCAATCATTTGTGAGAGTGGTGCTGCTTGTGATCTAACAAACTCTAACTCTTCATTCGGAACAAATGGATTAATTGCTGATGGAGTTAGTTCAAGAAAATATACAGGAATTGTCACTACTGCTGCCGCTGCAAACTCCTCACAGTTTTCATTTGATGTAAGTGTTCCGACTCTGAATGTCACTGATGCAACTTATGATAATGTAACTGGATTAACAACAATTACAGTTGATTCGGCACATAATTTTAATGTTGGAATGGGAGTTACCATTTCTGGACTTGGTTTTACATGTACTTCTGGTTCGGGAATTGCAACTTTTCCCTCTGGTAAGTATGGATATGTTTTTGAAGTTGTAGATTCGCCAACATCAGATTCTTTCACGGCTTACATTGGAGTTTCTACATTAGCACACACTTATAATTCTGGAGGGACTGTCTCCATCAATGTTCCAAGACCATTTGATGGTCAGGTAATTTATTTGGATGAACTTTATTATACCGTTAGTGGAATTACGATTGACTCTGGTGGATCTGGATATACTGGCACGGCAACCATAACAATCGGAGAACCATCGGAGGATTGGTCAGTTCCTGCCACTGCTGTTGCCGAAGTAGAGAATGGAGTTGTGACTGCTGTAGAGATGGTTTCTAATGGTCGTGGTTATGGACCAACTCCCCCAACAGTGACGTTTAGTTCACCAAGTGTTGGGGTAAATACTGCCACGGGAACTGCAAATATGATCCCAACATATTATGTTGTTGAGAGTTCTACACCAATTGTTTCTGGAATTACTACAGTAACTCTTACTGAGAATGTTCCTTATGCTGTTGGTGTTGGTAGTACGGCACCATTCTTTAAACAAAGTAGAGTTCTAGCATCGGGACACTCATTTGAGTACATTGGTTCGGGAACATCAATTAGAACTGCACTTCCTCAAAGTGGTGGTGTTCCAATTCAGGCAAATGAAACTATATCTCGTAATGGTGGATTGGTTGTTTTCACCAGCACTGATCAATCTGGTAATTTTAGAATTGGTGAGGGTGTACAAATTAATCAACAAACGGGAACAATCAGTGGAACATTCTATTCAAAGAGTTTGTTCTCAACAATGACGCCATTCATTCTCGCACTTAGTTAATAGGAGGAATATAAACCAATGGCACTTGCACTTAATGTTTTTAAGACAATTACACATGTATCAACAACATCTAATGTTGGAATTTATACTGCTCCTGTAGGATATAGTGGAGTTGTTCTTTTAGCTCAAGCATCAAATATTGATTCTACTTCTCATACTATTTCTTTTTCACACCAAAGAACTGTTGCTGGAATTGCTGTTACTACAGAAATTTTGAAAGACTTTACAATTCCAGCAAATGATAGTGCAAACCTTCTTGCTGGAAAGTTGGTTGTTGAAGCAAACGATGTTCTCGTTTTCTCAGCAGACACCAATAGCGGCATTAAATTCATCGGAAGTATCTTAGAAACACTTAACTAATATCTAAAAATGGAACAGTTTCTTAGCGCCAAGTTTTTAAGTGGTAGAAATGCTAATCAGAAGATTGGTATTCTTGATAGTACGGAAAATGTAAAAGTATTAGAGGTTGTTGGTCGTGCTGGTATTGGTACAACAATCTTTGATGCAGACTATCAGTTAGATGTTAGAGGTGATGCGTTTATTAGAGATACTCTAACCGTAGATAAACTTACGGTAACTGGTGCTGGGAGTAGTTTTGTTGACTTAAATGTTACAGGAGTATCAACATTTGGTGGCAATATTGATGCCAATGCTGGATTAGATGTTGATGGATTAAGTGACTTAGATGAACTTAATGTAGCAGGTATTGCAACCTTTGCTTCCGACTTAGATGTTAATGCTTCTGTAGATATTTCTACTGATTTAACGGTAGATGGATTAAGTGACTTAGATGAACTTAATGTAGCAGGTATTGCTACTTTTGCTTCTAATATTGATGCCAATGCTGGATTGGATGTTGATGGATTAACTAATCTTGATGAACTTAACGTATCTGGATTATCAACATTTGCTTCTGACTTAGATGTTAATGCTTCTGTAGATATTTCTACTGATTTAACGGTAGATGGATTAAGTGACTTAGATGAACTTAATGTAGCAGGTATTGCAACCTTTGCTTCCGACTTAGACGTTAATGCTTCTGTAGATATTTCTACTTCATTAACAGTTGGTTCGGCAACAACAATAACTGGTGCTGGTATTGTTGCTGGCATTGTGACAGGCACACTTGATAATGATTTAACACTTGCTACTTCGGGAACTGGATTAAGTGGTTCGGCAACTTATAATAACTCTGGTGCCGCAACATTCACTGTTGCCAGTAATGCTACCGATGCCAATACGGGTGGAACTATAGTTGCCAGAGATGGTTCTGGTAATTTTAGTGCTGGAACAATCACTGCCGATTTAGTTGGCGATGTAACTGGAGATCTGACTGGTGTTGCATCAACTGCCACTAAGTTACAAAATGCAAGAGACTTTTCAATTACTGGAAGTTTTGTAACTGCTCCAGCAATATCTTTTGATGGTACTGGAAATGTAGCACTTGCTGCCACTATTACTCCAGATTCTATTGCTCTTGGAACCTACACTTCTGGTGATTATGTTCAGTCAATCACTGGAACAACAAATGAAATAGAAGTTACTGGTGGAACAGGTGAGAGTTCTACACCACAAATTGGACTTCCTGATGACGTAACAATAACTCAAGATTTACAAGTCAATAGAGACGTTCAGATTAATCGTAACCTGAATGTTGATGGAAATATTACAATCGGTGGAACGACCGCAACGTTATTCACACAGACATTAACTGTTGCTGACGCCGACTTGATTCTTGGTGTAAGAACTGATGGACTGGGTAATGATATTGCTACTGATAATACTGCCAATCATGGTGGTATTGCGATTGCATCTACCGAAGGCAATCCACTTGTAGATTTATATGTTGCTGGTATTGAGACAGTACCAACCACATATAAGAAGATTATGTGGTTTAAGGCAGGAACTTTCTCTGGTCTTGGAACCGATGCCTGGTTATCAAACTATGCTGTTGGTATTGGAAGCACTCAATTCCCAACTGGAACAAGACTTGCTGCTGGCAATGTACAAGTCACAGAAAACGACATATCAGTTGTAAGAAACATCAATGCTTCTGGTATTATTACTGGTACTCTTGATAATACTTTAACACTTGGTACTGCTGGAACTGGATTAAGTGGTTCGGCAACCTATGATAATTCTGGTGCCGCTACATTTACAGTTACTTCCAATGCTACTGATGCTAATACAGCAAGTACAATAGTTGCCAGAGATGGTTCTGGTAATTTTAGTGCTGGTACTATTACTGCTAATTTAACTGGTGTTGCATCTACCGCAACCAAATTAGAAACCGCAAGAGACTTTAGTGTTTCTGGTGATGTTGCTACTGCTAGTGCCGTATCCTTTAATGGTACTGGTAATGTTGATCTGGCAGTTACTTTATCCAACAGTTTTGATGCCAATACTAGCGGCATTATTACTTCTACTGGTGGTTTTGTAGGAGACTTAACTGGCAATGTAACTGGTACTGCAACCACTGCTACTAATCTTGCTAATGGTGCTAACATCACTACAGGAACTATCAGTGATGATAGACTACCAGATATAATTACATCTAATATTGATGTAACAACTGGCGTATCTACAATATCTGAAGTAATTGTTGGATCTGCTGTAACGATCAATTCTTCTGGAATCAATGCTGCTTCTGGAATTGTAACCGCACTTCAATTTATTGGTACAGCATCAACAGCTTCATTCGCAACAACTGCCTATACTCTAGATGGAAAATCAGAAGGAGAATTAAGTGTCGGTACTGCTGTCACGGCAACTAATCTTGCTGGTGGAGATGCTGGAGATATTCCTTATCAGTCTGCTGAAGGAACAACAACTTTTGTTGATGCGACAGGAGCAGGAACTGGTCAAGTTCTTCTTTGGAATGGTTCTGCTCCAGTATGGGATAGTGTTACTGCAGCATCTGGCAATTTTGGTGGTATAACAGTTCAGGATGAAGGTGTAAATGTAGGAACTGCTAGCAGTATTGGGACAATTAATTTTGTTGGTGGAAATATTCAGGCAACCGCAACTACAGGTGCTAATGGAATTTCTACGGTTACTTTATCTGATACTCCAACATTTGATAGTCTTACTCTGGAATCAACAGATGCTGGATCTTCTGCTGCTCCAGAACTAACACTTTATAGAAATAGCGCATCTCCAGCACCAGCAGATTATCTTGGACAAATAATGTTCAAGGGAAGAAATGATAATAATGCTGACGAAAATTATGCAAAAATAACTGGTAAAATTCTTGATGAAACACTTGGAACTGAAGATGGTTTAATTGAAACTGCAATTAAAGGAAATGGTTCTTTTGTTATTGTAAGCCGTCAAAGGTCTGATGAACTGCAACTCTTAAATGGTGTTGGTTTAAGTGTTGATGGTAATACAACATTAGATGGTAATGTAGATCTTGGTAATGCAACTTCGGACACTATTACAGCTACTGGTCGTTTTGATAGTGGATTAGACCCTTCTGCTGCTGATACTTATGATCTGGGTTCTGCGAACAGTTGGAGAAATCTCAATATTTCTGGAATTGCAACACTCGGAACAGTTGAGATATCTTCTGGCATTGTAACTGCAGTATCTGGTGTTGTTACTTATTATGGTGATGGTCAATATTTAGATGGAATCAATACTGATTTGGTAAATGACACCACACCACAATTAGGTGGAAACTTAGACCTTAATGGTAATAACATTGACGGAACTGGTAATATTGATATCACTGGTATCATTACTGCCACTTCATTTGTAGGTGATGGATCTGGAATAACTGGTGTTGCCGGAACTGGTGGATTATTCAATCTTGTAGAAGATACTACACCACAACTTGGTGGAAATTTGGATCTCAACGGTTATAGTATAGATGGTATTGGTAATATTAATATTACTGGTATCATTACTACTTCTGGTGATATTAATGTTGGAAACGATATTACATTATATGCTTCTACAGGAATTATTAGTGCTACGTCTTACTACGGATCTGGTGGAAATCTTGAAGATATTATTGGTGGAAAAATAGGGGGTCTTCAAGTTCAGGAAGAAGGAAGTGATGTAGGAATTGGATTTACTTTTGCAACATTAAATTTTGTCGGACCTGGTGTAACTGCAACTGCTGGTATTGGAAGCACGGCAACCATCACAATTCCTGGAGATATATCTGTTGACACCACTCCACAATTAGGTGGAAACTTAGATCTTAACAACAATAATATTGAAGGCACTGGTAATATTGATATTACTGGTATTATCACCGCAACATCTTTTGTAGGTGATGGATCTGGAATAACTGGTGTCGCTGGAACTGGTGGATTATTTAATGTTGTAGAAGACACTACACCACAATTAGGTGGAAACTTAGATCTTAACAGCAGTAATATTGACGGCACTGGTAATATTGATATTACTGGGATTATCACCGCAACATCTTTTGTAGGCAATTTAACGGGAACTGCATCTAATGCAACTCTCGCATCATCATCAACATTTATTGTTGTTGATGATGAGTCAACTAATACCAATTGTAACGTATTATTTGCCACTGGTGCTTCTGGTAATCTTGCTGCTAAGAGTGGTTCAAACCTGACATTCAACTCCGCTAGTGGAATTCTGACGGCAACATCTTTTGCCACCGGAGCAGAAGGATCTGCGATTAGAATTTCTTCCGACACAATCAGTGGTCCAGAAGAAATATTCATTGATCCATCTGCAGTTGGAGATAATACTGGTAGTGTAAGAATTAAAGGTGACTTGTATGTAGATGGTACAACAACTCAAATTAATTCTACAACCATTGAACTTGCAGACTTTATCGTAGGTATTGCGACCACTGCTAC